GATGATGGCGGCGCTCTTCTCGCCCACCTCCGTGAGCGAGCCGCCCCACTCCTTGAGCTTCTGGCCGCTCTCGTTCAGCTTCTCGGACGCGTCGGAGAGCGCGCTGACCGCTCGCTGCACCTTCGCGAACACGGCGCTCGCCGCGTCCGCGGCGGCGATCTGGATCGCGAGCTTGAGATCAGCCATCGGTCGTCACCTACGAGAGCGAATGCGATCCTGGATCGCTGCGTCGCGCGCCTCGCAGTACGCGACGAACTCCTCCCACTCATCGATCAGTGCATCCGCCGGGGCGTCGATGTCCGCCTCGGTCAGGATGCCCTCCGCCTTCATGATGGTGAAGGCTCTGGGACTGAGGATCCTTTTCCCCCGAGCACTTCGCTCAGCAGCTCGAGCCAGTCGGGCAGCGGCAGCTCGAGCAGATCCTCTGCGGTGACCGCTGCACCGTTGATGCGGGTCGTCGCGGCGACGAGCGCGAAGGTCATCATGCTCGAGTCCTTCCCCGCGATGCGACTCGCGTCGCGCTGGTGCCGGCCGCGCGGCGTCACCAACGTGGTCGCCACGCGCCCGCTGGGGAGCGTGATGTCGCGCGTCTCGAGTGCCTTGTCGTTCGGGTCGCTCATGGTGCCTCGTGGTTCAGTTCCTACGCAGACTCAGGACGGGGCTCGCTCAGAGACCGAGGTTCGCCCTGTACTTCGCGAGCACGTCGACGCCGTTCGAGCGCCAGACGTTGTTCATCATGTCGATCTCGACCAGCTCCTTGCCGGCGACCGAGACCTTGACGTAGGTCGTCGCGAGCTCGTCCTCGACCTCTGGGTTGGTCTGCGACATGAGCGCGCCCAGCGGCGTCTTCTTGAAGCGGACCGCGAGCAGTGCGACGAGCGGGTCCTCTGCGATGCGTCCGTTGACGCCGTAGGTCTCGACGGAGGCGCGCACCTGGATCTTGTGCGCGGTGAACGGGTCCGCGCCCATGGCGATGCGGTCGGGCCAGAAGGACGACCACTTGATCTTCGTGGTCAGCATGTCGAGGCCCGAGGGCAACTCCACCTTGCCGATCATGCCGAGGGCCTGGTGCGTGTCGACCGACGCCACGATGTCCGGGAGCGTGATCTGCGACGCCTTCCCGAGGAGGCTGTTCGTGCCGTCCAGGTAGATGTTTGCGGAGTAGATCTTCTTGATCTCCACGTCAGCCTCCGAAGCTCAAAAGGGTGGTGTCGACGACCGCCTTGTAGGTGATCTTCTCGGCGGGCGGCGCCACGCAGTAGGTGTACGTGAACGTGATGTGGCCGGCCGCGAGCTCCTCGCTCGTGTTGTCCTCGGCGAAGTACTCGATGCGCGATCCCGTCACGAGCGCGCCGCGCGAGATGAGGGTGCGCATGAACGCGTTGACGTCGCTCAGCACCGCCTCGATCAGGACGTCGCCCACCGGACCATCCAGGTAGCGGAGCGTCGCGATCTCCACCGACTCTTCGACGACGTCGAAGGTGCGGAGACACGCGATGAATGATTCGATCGAATTGTCGCCTGGGTAGACGCTGGAGCGATTGCCCCAGACCCGCGCCGGTACGCCATAGTCTGCGTACACAGTGATGATGCCCGCCGCGTTGAGCAGGTTGGTTTCCGCGTTGGGGTCGCTGATGCTCGCCTGCACCGACTGATCGGTGCCGACGATGCCCGCGATGACCTGGTTGGATGGCGAGACCCAGTAGCCGCGCTCGGAGTCGGTGCGCGCGATGACGCCCGCGATGCGGGCCGCGAACGAACCGACCTCGGTCGCGCTGATTTTCATCATCGGCCAGCACCAGGCCAGCCGCTTGTCGCTCGCGGTGAGGTCGACGGTCCCCGAAGGACCGCGGCCCTCCAGCACGTCCGCGAACACCGTGCCGGCGGGCACGTCGGTGAGGACGAGCGCGCGCAGCTTCGTCTTCTGCGCGAGCACGAGCAGCGCCGCGGTGACGGTCGCATCCTCGAATCCCGGCGCGAGTAGAATCTTCGGCTTGAACCCGAATCTGACGGCGCAGTCGAGGAAGGCCTGCGCGCCGATGCGCACGCCGTCTGCCACCTCGCCGATGATGTCGTCGGCGACGACGGCCGCGGGGTTCGCCTTCACGTAGGCCACCTTCGCGTTCGCCTCGCCATCGAGCGCGCCACCTTCGATGATGGTGATGATGCCCGTCGTGAGGTCTACCTCGTAGTCGGTATCTTCGACGCAGGCCGCGTCTGCTGACGTCGTCACGGTGACGCCGAGCAGCGGCCCGTTGGTCGCGATCTCCGAGGCAAGGGCCAGATCGATTGCCCCGTCGGTGATGACCTTGCTCGCGGCGGCCACCGTGGTGCGCATCGTCGCGGGGTCGAAGACGTTGATGGCGAGGATGACGCCCGCCCCGTGGTCCTGCACCGCCTTGATGGCGCGCGGCAGCGTGTAGCCGCTGTAGTCCGTCGATCCATAGTTCGACGCGTCGCGGTCCGTGAGGACGAGCTGCGCCTCATTCAGGGTCGGAGGCGCATCGACCGCGTGGATGGGTGCGGTCCCGATGATCCCGACGACTGCGGTACGTACCGCCTCGATCTGGCGCGGGCCCTTCTTGAGCGAGATCGTCTCGACTCCGTGCAGGAAGGTCATGATTTCACCTCGAGCGCCAGCGGCGCCTGATTGGGGGATTCGGCCTGCGCCTTCTCGGGCGCGGGTGGCGAGGGCGGCGCGAGCTTCCTCGGCGCGGGCTTCTTCCGTTCCGACTTGGGCGCCTCGGTCTCCTCGAGGCGACCCCGGCGCCGCAGGCCGGCGGTGAACGAACACTCGGGCAGCTCGACCTCCACGCCAGGCCGCAGCCTGTAGGTGATCGTCTGGCCGTCCGCGCCTCGCAGGCTCACGGTCGCAACAGGTCCTGAGTAGCGGTAGCGGTTCATGCAGCCTCGGATTCGTCTCTGGGGATGAGTTTGACGTCGGTGAGCGGCGGGCCTGCGAGCGGCGTGGTCTCGGCGACCACCATCGTGCGAGTGGAGAACTCGACGACCCATCGCCAGGTGCCGTTGTCCTCTGCGACGAAGGCGTCTCGTACTGGCTGCATCGGGGACGCGCCAAGCGGGACGCCGTCACGTGACGGGCGCCAACCGAACAGTGCTTTGACGATCGCTTCGACGCTCGCGATGATCCCCTGGTCACCATCGAGCGACCGGGTGAGCAGCGTCACAGCCACGAGCCCCGTGCGCTCGACCGACATCGGAGCGAACGACTCGAGCGACGCGAAGGACGAGCTCTCGTAGGACACGAGCAGGGTCTGATCGGCGGTCGTGAAGGGGTAGCGATCCGGTGCGCTCGGGAAGGGCTCGACGGTGAAGTCCGGCATCTGCTCGAGGAGACGCGCTGCGGTCGCCTGCGCGATCTGGTTCATCATTGGACGCCCACCTCGCGCGCGATGCGCGCACGCAGGACGTCGACCGCCTCGCGCTGACCGTCGGCGCTCCAACCGATGAACGGGCGCGCCTTCATGCGCGACGTGCCGTCCTGGTGGTACCTCGCGGTCTCGTAGTTCGTCCCGACCTGCGAGGAGATGTTGTGGGTCGCGCGCGTGATGCTGCCGCCGAGCGCGCCAGTCACGGTGAGCGGCGGTCCGCTGCTCTTGCGGCGCTTGAGCGTGCTCGGCCGGAGCGGTGCCCACGCGACGCCGTCAGGTCCGTGCCCGCGTTCGAAGCGAATCGCGACCTCGGTCTCCTGGGATGCCGCGACCTCGTCGAGCGCCTCCTCGATGACCTTCGGAGGCAGCTTGCGGAGACGCTTCATCACGTCTGCCGCCCCGCCCACGCTCATAGAGAGTGAGATCATGGCCAGCGCCCTCCGAAGCCGCGCAGAGCGTCCTGAGTCATGAGCTCGGGGGGCGAGCACCCGGTGCCGTCGATAGGAGAACCTCCGGCTCCGTTGGAGCCCGCGGCAGCGGCACTGATGGCGTCCTTGTAGAACGCGATCGTGTCGGTATACGCGTTTCGGATCTGCTCGAACTCCTTCGCAGGACGATCGAGCGTCAACAGGTAGAGCGCCACCTTCGTCAGGTGGACCGTGAGGGTCGCGCTCGTCGGCCGGAGCGCGGCCGGCAGACGCGGGATGTACGCATCGAGCTCGCCCTGCGCGTCGTCGAGCGCACGCTGCACCCGCGACGCGTCCACGCCGCCACCAGGCAGCGCGGTCACGAGCTGGGTCACGTACTTGGCGTTGATGCGCGCCAGAAACTCGTCGACGGAAAGAGGCAAGACACACCTCCAGAGGAGAAGAACGCCGCGTCTTCTTCGCGCTACGCGGCCAGAGCGCGCTGGTGCCGATCTCCAGCCACGTCGGCTTTGAAGCTCAGGCGGTCGCGTTCTGGAAGAAGAACGCCGCCGCGGGTGCGAGGACGAGCTCCCGGACCGACTCACCAGAGCGGACCGCGATGCCACCTCGGAGGCCGATGTCGGCGTCCTTGCGTCCTGCCACGCGCGAATCGAACTCCGCGGTGATGCCGAACGTGATGCCGCCCGCCGTCGAGACGGCGCGATCTCGGTAGAACGCGAGAGCGTGCTTGCCCCACGCGCGAGCGAGCACCGGAGTCTTGCCCGGCTTGACGGTGTTGTAGAACGACGACCCGACGAGGATCTCCGCGACCTCGAGCAGCTCGGCGATGCGAGCGCGCGCGGCGACGCCCTCACCTCCATCGTTCCCGTTCGCGGCCTTGACCACCTTGGCGTTCATCGAGAACGCGCTCCAGGTGGCCTGCCCGAAGACGAGGACGTTGGGGCGCATCACGCACGTGTCCAACTTCGTGCGGATGTAGCGCAACGGGTCCGAAGCGGGGTCGCTCCACTGCCCATTCGCAACGCCGCTCAAGTCGATCTTGTTCGCGGCGTCGTACTTCGCGGGGTCGAAGCACAAATTCGCGACGCGCACCTCGCGGTCCCGCATCACGATGTCAGTCGCGTACTCCGTGGCCTTCTCCGCCGGGTCTGTGCCGGGCGCAGCTGCCTTGATGTCGTTCGCGCTCAGCGGGATCTCGATGCCGTAGTCCTCCGTGAAGGACGCGACGCGGGTGCCGCCGATCTCGACTCTGTTGACCTGGCTCTTCTCGCCGACTTTGGTGGTCGGGACATCGAAGGCCGTGCCGAGCGGGTACGAGTAGTAGTCGAACGAGGTGCTGCCGACGGGTACGCGCGGCAGCACGGCGTCCGCGATGTAGCTCGCGTCGGGGTTGCGATACGCCAGCGCGATCGCAGTGAGGTGTCGGTCGCGCGGGAATGCTCCGTCAGACATGTGTCGTTCTCCGATGAGACAGGGGGTGGTGCTCGCGCGTGGCGCGAGCGAAGTCGAATCAGCCGATCAGGATCACCTGGAAGGTGCCTGCCGCATCCGCGTCGAGCACGCCGGCCGAGGTCAGTGCCTCGATCGTGATCGAGCCGACGCCCGGACCACCGGCGACGTTCGACGCCAGCAGGTGGGCGAGGCACGCGAAGTTCGTCGAGCCCGTGATGACGGCGTTGGGCACCGGGAACGCCTTCGTCTCTGCGGTGACGGTGATGTCCTCGTCGATCGTGCACGTGCCGGCCGCGAGCGTGCCCGTGGCGACACGGAAACCCGCGCCGCCGCTTGCCCACAGGTGGACCGCACCGATCTCGTCCTCCACGCCTGCCTCGGCAGCGTGGCCGATCACCGTGTCACCAGGGCTCGCGACGATCGCACGCCCTTCGTCGTCGGAGGTGAGTGGGTCGCCCTTCGCGACGGTGCCGCCGTACGTCACGGGCACGATGCCCTCGACATAGATGTCGAGACGCGCCGCGTCGTCGGCGCCGAGCTGGCCGCAGACGCCGGCGAACTTGTCGGTGCTCGTGGTCGCCGGCGCGACGGCGTCGTCATCCGTCCCGGCCTGAACGATGCGGTAGGGCTCGATCGCGCCGACCGCGATGCAGCTGATGCAGAGCAGAGAGAAGAGACGCATGTCAGCGACCTGCCTTGACGGCGCGAATCGCGTCGCCGGTTGAAACGTGGATGCCCTTGGCCGCCTGCGCGGCCATGTAGTCCTGCGCCGCGCGCGCGACGGCGCGCGGGTCGTCGCTCATGAGCGGCGCTCCGAGCTCCGACGAGCGCTCGGAGAAGTCGACGGACTTCGGAGCGCGCTTGAGCATGTCGAGGAAGATCTCCTCTGCCGTGCGGACCTCGCCCTCCGCGAAGCAGACGGCGTCGCGTGGCACCTGCGCCGTGGCGAGGTGCTCGAGGAGACCCAGCACGTCCTCCCGCGGTGCGAGCAGTGGTCGACCAGACGCGACGAGCTGCTCGCAGAACGAGACGTGCGTCATGCGCCGCGCGTCGCGCTCGCGTTGGGCGATGGCCGCCTCGCGGCGTGCGAGCTCGCGCGACTGCGCGCGCTGAGTCTCGGTGAGGTGCCTTTCGGCGTGGTCGGCGGTCGCAGTCGATGCAGAGCCATCGCCCGCCGCACCGGCCTCGCCCGTCGTCGTGGCCGCATCGGCGGCCGCAGTCTTGTAGCGCTCGCTGAGCCACGCACCGAGCGCGGTGAGCGGGGCGCCGATGTCAGCGCCCGCGAGCGTCGCCTCTGGGATCGCCGCTTCGGCCGCCTCGGGCCCGAACGTCGTCGAGAGCCACTCGCGGAGCGGCGTCAGTGCGCCGCCGAGCGTGGAGGCTTGCGCGTCCGTCGTCTCGACCATCGGCGTCTCGATGGTGGTCGCACCGGCGACGACGTCGCCTTCGGCGAACTCCGCCGCGCGCAGTCCCTTCACCGAAGGCGGCACGGCGCCGAGCATCCCGACGTGGCGCAGGTACCACTTGCCGGGCGCGGGATTGTTGGGGTGCTCGGGCGGATAGAAGCTCGAGCTCACCTTCTTGTACGCCCCAGCGCGATGCGCCTCGGCGAAGGCGGGCGCGATCTGATCCGCGACGGCTTCGAGTCTGTCGCCTCGGACGACCAGCGCCTTGATCCAACCGAACGCCGGATCGTCCGTCTTCGGATGACCGATGACGACCGGCGCCTCGTGCGCGGCGGTGTTGTACGACGCTGCGATCTCTTCGAGGTCGCGGCGCGAAAAATTCGTCGGCTTGCCGTCGACCGTGACGTGGCGACCGGACCGGAAGATCTCGAGGAGCTTTGCCATGCCCCGCAGTCGTAGCCGTCCGCCTCGCGTCAGGTCATGAGTGACATGGTCACCACGCGTGCTCGCCGGGCGTGCCCATCGTGCCAAGCGCCAATCACAGGTGGCGCCATGGTGTCAAGACCATCGCACTTTGGGGAGCGGACGCCAAGCACGACGAGTGGGCCGCCGTCAACCTTCGCCGCGCCACCGTCGGGCGGATTTTCCAGAGCCGTGAGCGGGTGACCACCTGGGCGGACGGTCACCCCTGAACGAGGATGCCGATTCCTGGCAAGGGCCGGCCCGGCCCACGGCGTTTGGACCCCTCGAACGGCCTCGGCTACCCCCCAGGTCGAGCGAGGCCCGTAAACGGGCGATATGGCGGACGCCGGATCGGCTCAGGGCGAGCGCTTGCCGCGGGGCGAGGCGCCGCCTGCTTTCGCCGGTGGCAACGCCGGCTGTCCGAACGGCGGGGTCTCCCCACGAGCTCGTCGTTGCTCGAGGCGTGTGTCGAGACCCTTGAGCGCCTTCTGCACCTCTACGTCCTCGCCCGACGCGTTGGGATCGTCGAGCTGCGCCATCACACCCGAGTACTCCTCCGCGATCACCATCTGCGCGGCCACGATCTCCTGCGCGCGGATGGCTGGGATCACCGCCGCGTTCAGTGGCAGTGGCGACGGACCGTGCGGCGAGCCGATCCCGCTCGCAGCCCAGTTGAGATCGAACCCAGACAGCTTCGCTAGCAGCGCGACCGTCGTGAACGGAGGGGCATGCTTCCCCTGCATGTACTGACGCAGCTGTCTCTCCGATACTCCCAGACGTTCCGCGACCGCCGCCTGGGTCCCAAGAGATCCCGCCATCTCGCGGATCCGCTGCCCAAGCGCTTCGGGGTCGATTGAATCGCGTGCCTTGAACATCGGATAAAAACGCCCTTGACCGGATGAATCTATCCGGCTAGGTCTAGCGTTCTATGAACGCACCATATCGGAAGCGGTCGCGGCGAAACCACTCGACGCCCGTTCGGCGAACCGATGAGCAGCGGCGGGCAGAGGCTCGAAGGGTCGCCGAGATCGGCCTAAACGAGCACGACATCGACCCGGTGTTCGTGGTCGCCGCGGTCGCGGTGTTGGGCACGTCGCTCTCGGAACTCTCACGCCGCCACGGACTCGGGCGCAACGCGCTCCAGCAGGCCCTCTCGGGAACGCGGCCCAGCCGCCGGGTCGAGATGATGATCGGGCGCGTGGTCGGCATCAACGCGGCGGCGCTCTGGCCTGATCGCTATGGCCACATCCTCGACCGTGCAGCGAAAACCTCGAAGGAGGCAGCGTGACCACGCTTGGCAGCCGACTCCAGGCAATGGTCGACGCGATCGGCTCGCAGGTCGCAGCCGCGACGGAAGCGGGGGTGCTGGCCCGCCAGATTCAGCGGTATCGATCCGGTGAGCAAGTCCCCTCTTTCGCTGTGGTGGCGAAGCTCGCGGCTGCTTCGGGCTTCGATCTCAATTGGGTGGCCACCGGCATGGGGCCACAGCGCAAGCGGGGCGACCTCGCGCGCATCGACGAGATAGCACGCGCGGCGCGTGCGAAGTGGGGCCTCTACAACTCGGCGCACGAAGGCTTCGCCGTGCTGCTCGAGGAGGTCGACGAGCTCAAAGCGCACGTGTGGACAAAGCAAGGCCAGCGCGACCTGGAGTCGATGCGCGACGAGGCGCTGGACATCGCTGCGTGCGCGCTGCGGTTCGCCGCCGAGGTCTGTGACGAAAAGCGGGGCCGCCGATGAGCGGAGCCAAGGCAGGCTCCGCACCGCTCGCCTGCTCGTTCTGCGCGAAGACGCAGCGCGAGGTGAAGGCGCTCATCGCAGGACCCGCGGTCTACATCTGCGACGAGTGTCTCGGCCTCTGCGTCGAGATGCTCCAGGGCGCGGTGCCGTTGGTGCGTTTCACCGACGTCGCTCGGCTCGGCCTGGCACTGGATCGGTTCGACCGAGCGCGGGCTGAGCTTGGCGCGGCCTACGACACGCTTCGCACGCAGGCTGGCACGTTCGCGCCGCCTCAAACCCCTTCGGGGGACGGCTCGTGACGCGAGCCTCGATGAACGCACCTGGGGGGTTCCAGCCCGGGAATCAGCAACACGGCGCTGATGCGAGCGACGACGGCTGCGGACAGTCGGCGTCCTCGTGCGTGGCCTCACGCTCGGGGGAGCCGTCGCTCCTTGCGGCTCCGCCCGAGCACTCTTCTCCTGGCTTTGATGCGCGCGTCGAGCGAGCGCTCCACCGACGCGCGCTCGCGATGCGACTGCGCGCAGCGCGGCTCGCGGCGGGGCTGAGCCAAACGACGGTCGCGCAGGCGATGGGCCTGCCGCGTCCGGCGATCACATGGCTCGAGTCGGGCGATCGACGCGTCGAAGCCTGCGAGCTCGTCGACCTCGCGCGGCTCTATGGCGTGACCGTCGCGCAGCTCTTGGGTGAGGCGACGTGAGGCGCACCCGCGAGCCTCACCCCGCGTCGATCATCGTCGTCGCTCTCGACGCCGCGAAGCGTCGCTCACTCGAGCTGGTCCACGCGCGTCTCCCTGTGCCGGGTGAGTTCACGCTCGCCTGTCGCGGTCACGTGAACCGGTTCGCGACGGAGCTGAGCTGGTCGCGCGTCGCCGGCAAGGTGACGTGCCCGGACTGTCGCCACGTGCTGCGCAAGTTCCCGACGATGGTCGAGCGCATGCGCGAAGAGGAGGAGTCCGAAGGGTTCGCGGATCGGCTGGCTGACGAGGAGGCCGAGCGCTTGGACCGTGAGGCGCGCGAGCGCGAGGACTGGCACCACGACCACGCAGAGCGATTCCCCATCTCGCGGTCGGAGGACGACGATGGCTTGTTCTGATCGCTACGCGATCGCGGAGCGGCGTGGCGCGTCGGTCCGCGAGGTCCTCGAGCGCGCGCGTGCGGTCGGCATGGCGACCGCAGTCAAGGAGGTTGCCCGCGATCACGAAGTGGGGCAGCGCACCTTGTGGCGCTGGCTCCGCGCGGTCGACGCTCTCCCTGCGACGCAGTGGCATGCCGTGCTCATGCCGGTCTGGACCGGCAGTCAGAAGGCCGAGGTGGTTCACCCCGACGCGTGGACGTTCCTGATCTCGGACTATCTCCGTCCGTCGCGGCCAGCGTGGGCGGCTTGCTACCGTCGGCTCGTCGAAGCCGCTGACGCGCGCGGCTGGGCTCCGGTGCCATCGTCTCGCTCGCTGTGGCGCCGTCTGGAGCGCGAGGTGCAGCCGAGCGTCGTGAAGGTCACGCGCTACGGCGAGAAGGCCCTCCATGACGCACTGCCCTCGCAGCGACGCACGAAGGGCGATCTCGGTGCGATGGCCTGGGTGAACGCGGACGGTCACAAGCTCGACGTCTTCGCTGCGTGGCCGCGCCGCGATGGCGGCGTGCGCGTGATGCGACCGATCCTCATCGCGTGGCAGGACGTCTACTCGGGGAAGATCCTGAGCTGGCGGATCGACGAGACGGAGAACGTCGACGCGGTGCGCCTCGCGTTCGCGGACATGCTGCGCGTCCACGGGATCCCCGAGCGCGCAACGGTCGACAACGGTCACGCGTTCGCGGGCAAGGAGATGACGGGCGGCTCGCCGAACCGCCATCGCTTCGGTTGGAGCGGCGACGAGATCGAGGGCATCTACCACTCGCTCGGCATCGAGCCCCATTTCAGCCTGCCCTACAACGGACGGGCGAAGCCGATCGAGCGCGCATGGCGCGACCTGACGGAGGAGATCGCGCGCCATCCGCTCTGCGCAGGCGCGTACACGGGCAATAGCCCGACCGCGAAGCCAGAGGACTATGGGACTCGCGCCATCCCGCTCGCCGAGCTCGTCGCACACGTGGCGACGCAGATCGCGCGCCACAACGCGCGGTCGGGTCGGCAGTCGGAGACCGCACGTGGTCGCTCGTTCGACTCGACGTTCGCGGCGTCGTACGAGACGCGCGTCATCCGACGGGCCACCGAGGCGCAGATTCGTTGGCTGCTGCTGCCGAGCAAGGTTGTCACCGTGAGCCGCCTCGAGTCGACGGTCACGATCCTCGGCAATCGCTACCACGCTCCGATGCTCATCGAGCGGGGCGGTCAGCGACTCGTCGCGAAGTACGACCCCGCGGCGCTGCACGACGGTGTCTGGATCTTCGAGGCGGGCGCACTCGAGCCCCTCTGTCACGCGCCATGCCTCGCCCCGGTGGGGTTCGGCGACACGGACGCAGCGCGACGCGATGGGCGTGCGCGACGCGCGCAGATCAAGGCCGTCAAGGAGGCGGCGGCTGCGCTCCAGACGCTGCGACCCGCAGAGCTGGTTCAGGCAGCGACGGCAGCACCAGCGAAGGCGACGAAGGTGGTGGGCGGGCACTTCGGACGCTCGGTGCCCGACGAGGCGCGCCCGAAGGCGCCGGCGGTGGATTCCCAGCGCGTCGACGACTTCTTGGAGCGTCAGTTCGAGAGCTTCACCCGCGAAGCGGGCTGACCACGACACGAAAACGCCCCGCCGAGTTCTGAGCTCGACGGGGCACCCATGAATAGGAGAAACCCATGAATAGCACGAAGACCGAAGACCAATCCACCGCTCACCTGACCGCCCTGCGCGAGCGGGTCGTCGAACGGATGGCACGGGAAAAGATCAGCACTCGGAGCCTGGCGACCATCCTGGGCATGGCGCACCAATCGATCAGCCGGTGGCTCAAGGCCACCCATCGCGACGGGGAGAGCGAGGCCGTCACGGCAGCGTTCTCGAGTTGGATGAGTGCGACGAGGGCGCCCGAACCGTCCGAGACGTTCGTCACGACGCCAGCGGCGCGCAAGGTCATCGGCGCACTCGCACACGCGCGGAAGCGACGCGACATGGTCTGCGTCTACGGAGGTCCCGGCGTCGGCAAGACGCGCTCGATTCGTCACTTCCAGGCGACGAGCGCCGACGGCGTGTGGGTCGCGACGATGACGCCCTCGAGCTCCGCGCTCGTCTCGTCACTCGAGGCAGTCGCAGAGGCGGTGGGCGTGCGCGACGTCGGCGGCGGCGCGCGGCGACTGTCGCACGCGATCCGGCGTCAGGTCGGCGGGCGCGGCGGCATCATCATCATCGACGAGTCGCAGCACCTCTCGATGGCTGCGGTCGAGGAGCTGCGCGCCATCCACGACGCGTGCGGCGTCGCGCTCGCGCTGGTCGGCAACGAGACCAGCTACGCGCGTCTGACGGGCGGCACGCGCGCCGCGAACTACGCGCAGATCTACTCGCGCATTGGCATGCGCCTCTTCGTCCACAAGCCGACGCGCGATGACGTCGTCGCGATCTGCAAGGCGCTCGGGGTGACCAACAAGGACTCGGTCGCCTTCCTCGAGCGCCTGGCGATGCGGCCCGGCGCGCTGCGCGGCGTGTGCAAGTGCATCCAGCTCGCTCAGGACATGCGTGACGATGACGTCACTGACGTCCCCGTCGACGAGCTGCGCGACGCGTGCCTCCAGCTCGGAACGGAGGTGTGAGGTGCGACTCTCCGACCGCATCGCCACCGTGCTCGATCTCCTCGAGCAGCTCGCGCGCCGCTCGCCGACCTTGGTCTGCGCGACCGACAGCACGTTCTTCATCACGCTCATCCGCACGCTTCGGCAGTGCCACGACGACGCCGCGCAGATCGATCGCGCCGAGGCGTCGCCGGCGACGCCTCCCGCGCCTCTGCTCGAGGTCCCGTCCGGGCACGCGCTGACCCGCGTCGATCCGATCATCGACGTCGCTCGACGCCACTCGCTTCGCCAATTGGTCATCGCACACCCGAGGGATGTCGACGTCCTGGCGTCGCTCGCCGTCGCTCAACACGAGGTGATCGTCTCGTACTTCCTTCGTCCCGCTGCCACCAAAGGAGTCCCGTCATGAACCTGCCCGACCACGACATCACCGAGGACGACGCCCGCGCGCCGGGTCTCAGCATCGACGGACGCGCTGCCCTGGTGCGCTCGGAGTACGGCGTGCCCGCGGGCCTGCTCATCGACGCCGACGGACGCCAGATCGGGATCGTCGCTGACGTCGACGAGAAGGGCGGTGTCGCGTGAGCGCCGAAGCGCTGCGCGCTCGGCTGGTGACGATCGCGGATGAGGCCTTCGGGCTCAATCCGGTCGAGCCGACCGAGACCACGGTCCGCCGCATCGAGCACGGAATCCACAAGCTCCTCGTGACCAACGCCGACCTGCATGCACGCATCGAGCGCGCGGATCGCATGCTCGCGCTCGAGGACGCGCGTCCCGTCGCGGAGCGCGTCCTCGAGATGATGCGCGCGCTCGCCCCGACCGAGCGCGGGGCTCTGCTCGAGCAGCTCGCGCGCGAGCATCGTCAGGCTGCACCCGGTGCGGTCGCATCCGACCGAGGTGCAGGATGAGCGCCACCAACCTCGAGGACGTGCTCAAGGCCAGCGTCGCGGCCGTGTCTCACCTCCTCTTCTGCGTGCGCACCGAGCCGGAGTTTCGGTGGCATCTCCTCCACACTCAGAGCCTGGACATGCTGCTCAAGGCGGCATGGCTCTACTACACCGTGCTGCCGAACGAGGTGCCCGTGGACATGCGCGGGCTGTCCGAGGACGCCTTCCGCGCGCGGATGATCCGCGACGAGCAGCCGGCCTATCGGTGGCGCGAGGCGAGTTGCAAGGCCACTCGCGACGAGCGGGACAAGGCAGAGGCCATCCTCGCGACGCACAACATCGACCCCGCGCTGTACGACCAGCACGGCACGCTGCTGCGCGAGCTCAAGCAGCTCGACCGCGAGATGGGCGGTGATTCGTGATCCCGCGCCCGGACGAGGAGGGCCTCCTCGATAGCAAGGGTCGCTGGGTCCCGCGCTCGCTCATCCGCGACGTGGACCTGGCACGTCACGAGCTCGTGCACGAGCTGATCGGGAAGGCGCGGAAGGCTGCGGCCGAGCTCGAGAGCTTCAAGCTGCACGCCGTGGGCGACATCGACGCCTTCCTCGCGCTCTCCGCGGAGCGCTACGACGTGGACCTTGGGGGCGCGAAGGGGAACGTCAGCCTCACCAGCTACGACGGACGCTTCAAGGTCGTGCGTCAGATGCAGGACTCGGTCGCCTTCGACGAGGGACTCCAGGTCGCAAAGGCCGTCATCGACGAATGTCTCCGCGAGTGGACGCGGGAGAGCGGTGACGAGGTGCGGACGCTGATCGAACATGCCTTCCAGGTCGACAAGGCTGGGAAGGTGAGCACGGAACGCGTGTTCGCTTTGCGCCGGCTCAACATCACACACCCTCGCTGGTCCGAGGCGATGCGCGCCATCGGAGACAGCGTCCACGTCTCGTCGTCTCGCGCGTACCTCCGGTTCTACGAGAGGGACGCGTCGGGACGCTATCAACCCATCAACGTGGACATGACGTCGGTGCCCAGCGAGGTCGGTCGATGAACCGGCGCGGGCTGCTCGCGATGGTGCACTGCGCGCGCAGGGATCTCGGCCTCGCAGAGGACGACTACCGCGCGGTGCTCGAGACGCTCTTCGGCAAGTCGAGTGCGTCCGAGCTGTCCGATCGGGAGCTCGTCCGCGTCGTCGAGCACTTCCGCGCCAAGGGATTCGCGCCTCCTGTGCGCGAGAAGGCAAAGCGGTCCACCAACCCGCACGTGCGGAAGGTCTGGGCGCTCTGGGGTGACCTGGAGCGCAGCGGCCGCCTTCGACACCCGGGCAAGGATGCGCTGCGCGCATTCGTCGAGCGGATGACCGGCGTGACCGACCCCGCATGGCTCGCGCCCGAACAGGCGAACCAAGTAGTCGAGGGCCTCAAGGCGTGGCGCGCGCGGCTGGAGCGGGATGCCGCCGCAAGGGACCTGGGCCCCGCCAGTTCACCGGTGGGCTTGTGTCGCGTCTGCGGGTGCACCGACGACGATGCGTGTGGCGAGCACGTGACCTGCCATTGGGTCGAGCCCGACCTCTGTTCCGCATGCGAGGCGCCATGAAACAGGCACTCACCTTGAGCCAGATCGAGATCGAGGAGCGCGAGGCGGAGGACTCATCGACGTGGCCTACCGTGCTTCGCGAGCTCGCTGGGATCTGCGGCAAGCGGAAGGCGCTCGCGATCGCACAGACCTTCGGCGGTCTCTCCAACGTGTGGATCCCGACCACCGTCGATAGCAAGACACTTCACCCATGGCGCTCCGTCATCGACGATGAAAAGCAATGGGCCGCCGTGGTCGCGAAGTTCGGCGGCTCGCGCGTCTACGTGCCTCGCGGAGAGAACCGTGGCCTTCCCCGGAAGGTCCGCATCATCGAGATGCTCGAGGCGGGCGCGGACGTGCGGACCATCATGCGTACCGTCGGGACGACGGAGCGGACGGTGCGCCGCGTCGCCGCGATGGTCGGGACGCCTCCCGCGAGAGCGCAGGACTCCCGCCAGCAAAAGCTCTTTAACTTCTAGATACGTGACACGATCACACCTGTTATCTCTCGCGCGCGCGTGAGACCACGGGAGGCGTGAACGACGTCCCGTGGCCCGCGGTCAGCCTCCTCTGTAGCCTGCTAGTCGGGCTCTACACCTGGATCGCGACCGGTCAGCGCGTCCACCACGAGCAACTCGAGACGCTTCGACGCGACGTCGAGAAGCGCCTTGCGACCGTGGAACACGAGCAGGCTAAACAGACCGAGCAGCTGCGTCACCTCCCCACCGCAGAGCAGTTGAATGCGCTCGTGGTGACCATCGCGGAGCTGCGCGCGGACGTGCGGAGCCTCACCACGCAGGTGACCGCGCTGAGCGCGCGACTCGACCGCATCGAAGACTTCATGTCGAGGCAGACATGAGCGACTTCTCCTCCTTTCTGGCCGAGGATCGGCGTGGAGTAATCCTGCGCGTGCTCGACTCGGTGACGAGTGCCAACGACGGCGTGATCCAAGTCACGCTGGAGGAGATCGGACACGTGGTGTCCCTGGACGTCGTGCGCTCCGATATGCATTGGCTGTACGAGCAGGGACTCGTCACGGTCAACGTCATCCTCGGCCGCGTCCACGTCGCGACGATCACCGAGCGGGGCGTCGACGTCGCGCGTGGCCGCGCTGTCGTGCCCGGGATCAAGCCGCCTCCGAGGGGCTGATGGGCCATCGGCGCCACAGCTCGATCTCGCGCATGCCGCCCGAGCTGCGACGCGAGATCGAGAAGCTGCTCGCGGAGGGACGCACCTACGATGAGATCGTCGGCGCGGTGCGCGGGCTCGGCGGTCAGGTGTCCCGCTCTGCGGTCGGACGTCACGCGGTGGAGTGGCGCGAACTGACGGACCGACTGCGCCTCGCGCGCGAGATGAGCCAGGCGATCGGCCGCGAGCTCGAGGAGGTCGACGGCGACGCCGGACGCCTCGTCATCGAGTCGCTGCAAGGCCTGCTGCTCCAGGCACAGCTCGAGCTCGGCAAAGAGGCCGTCGACCCCAAGACCATCGCCTCGATGTCCAAGGCGGTCCGCGACCTCCAGGCAGCGCTCAAGACGAACGTCGAGACCGAGCTCAAGGTCCGCGAGCGCGCGGCCAAGGACGCCGCGAAGGCCGCCGACCTCGCGTCGGCGGAGCTGGGCCTCAGCGAGGAGACAGCGACGGTGCTCCGTGCCCGCATCCTCGGGATCGCGAGGAAGACGTGAGGCGCTCCGAACCTCATGATGAGGTATCGAAAGCGGAAGTCATGGGCGGTGACGTCCTGCTCCGCTACCAGCGCGAGCTGCTCGAGGCGACGAGCCAGCACCATGTGGTTGTCTGCGAGAAGTCGCGACGCATCGGCGCGACCTGGGCGATCGCCGCGGACGCCGTCCTGGCCGCCAGCCTGACGCGCGCGGCGGGCGGGCAGGACGTCTTCTACATTGGCTACAACCTCGACATGACGCGCGAGTTCGTCGACACGTGCGCCATGTGGGCGCGGTCGTTCCAGCTCGCAGCGAACGAGGTTCAGGAGTTCATCTTCACGGAGACAGACGAGAGGGGTGCGGACCGAGCGATCCAAGCGTTCAGGATTCGCTTCGCCTCCGGCTTCGAGCTGGTCGCGCTGTGCTCGCGACCTCGCGCCCTCCGTGGTCGCCAGGGTTACGTCATCATCGACGAGGCGGCGTTCCACGATCAGCTCGAGGAGTTGCTCAAGGCAGCGCTCGCGCTGTTGATCTGGGGCGGTCGGGTGCTCGTCATCTCGACTCATGACGGGGTCGACAATCCGTTTGCCCTGCTGGTCGACGACTGTCGTGCCGGACGGCGGCCCTTCAAGGTCGTCCGCACCACGTTCGCCGAGGCGCTCGCAGATGGTCTCTACCGTCGCGTCTGCCTCGTGCGGGGCATGGAGTGGACCGAGCACGGCGAACGCCAGTGGACCGAGGAGATCCGGTCGGTCTACGGCGACGCCGCGACGGAGGAGCTCGACTGCATCCCGCGCGCAAGCGGCGGTCGCTACCTGACACGCGCCCTGCTCGAGGCTCGCGCGACGGCGGACATCCCGGTCATCCGCTGGCAGCTCGCGGACACCTTCGTCGACCTGCCCGAGTTCGAACGCACCAAGCTCATCGGGGATCGGCTGCGTGAGGAGATTGCGCCGCTGCTCGCCCTCGTCGACGAGCAGGCGCGCACCGCGCTCGGACAGGACTTCGGCCGCTCTGGCGATCTCAGCGTGATCTGGCCACTCGTGGAACGCCCGGGCTTGCAGAGGCACACCCCATTCGTGCTCGAGCTGCGCAACGTGCCGTTCTCCACTCAGCGTCAGATCCTGTGGTGGATCTGCGACCGACTCCGCATCCGCGGAGCGGCGCTTGATGCGCGCGGCAATGGGCAACAGCTCGCAGAGGAGACGCGTCAGCGTTACGGCGCGGGAACGATCGCAGAGGTGATGCTCTCGGAGCCTTGGTACCGCGAGCACATGCCTCGGATGAAGGCGGCGCTCGAGGACAGCGCGGTCGACCTGCCACGCGACGCATCGATCATCGATGACCTCCGGGGGCTCGAGGTCGTGCGCGGCGTCGCGCGCGTCCCAGACAAGCACACGGGTAGCAGGGGCGCGCAGCGTCACGGAGACGCCGCGATCACACTGGTGCTCGCATTGTTCGCCGCCGCCACTCTGGACGGCGGTCCGGTCGAGTACTCCACCGCAGGAGGGCTCGTCTCGCTCGAGGGTTACGCCGGTGACCTCTCGCAACGCAGCAACCTCACCGGCTGGATCTGATCATGACCGAGGCTCTCTCCAAATTCGGCAGTCGCAAGTTCCTCGTGGCCATCGCCACGATCATCACCTTGCTCGTCACCACCACGGACAACGGCACGCCCAACACCACCAACCTTCTCGTCTCCGGCGTCGTGGCGATCGCCTACGTCATCAGCGAGGCGTTCGTCGACCACACCGGCAACACCGCGCGCCTCGCCGCGGCGGTCCAGTCGGGCATTCGCATCGGCGCGGAGCAGGCGTCCACGCTCAAGGCAGCGCCGGACATCGTCGACGCGGAGTTCACACCGATCCCATCCGGCGCTCCCACGAAGGCGGACGCGCACGAGGCCGGGTCGTGAGCCTCCAGTACTTCGCCTTCGAGCATCTCCCGGAGCATCTCCAGCAGGTCAGCAAGCCCATCGGTGAACTGGCCCGCAAGCTCGAAGCCGAGCTGCCGGCGTGCGCCGAGAAGACCGCCGGCATGCGGAAGCTGCTCGAGGCAAAGGATTGCTTCGTTCGCGCCGCGATGCCGAAGGCAGGTGGCTCGTGAGGCTCCTCGCTCTCGTGGTCCTGACCATGGTCCTCGTGGGCTGTGGCGCGTCCGCGTTGGACGGTGCCGTCGCGGTGCAGCACTATGCCGCCGCCGTCGTCGAGCACGGCGGTGAAGAGCTCGAGGCTCGCTGTACGCGTCGCCTGGAGCCGATCGCTGCGCTACCCACGCGCGAGGAGCGCGACGCGAGCGCTGCTCCCATTCGCAAGGTTTGCGATCCCGCGCGCGAAGCTCTCGGCAGCGCGCGCGCCAAGCTGATACTTCTGACCGCGACGCTCGGTGCGCTCGAGGGGGGCATCACCGTCGGCGAGCTCGTCGAGCTGACTCGGGCAACGGGCGATGCCATCGCTCAGGTCGCTCGCACCTTCGCGTTGCTGACGGACGGTGCACCGTGAGCATCGACAACGTGGCAATCACGGTCGGTCAGGTGCTCTCCTTCATCGACCTGGTGGTCAAGGCGACTGGGACGGACAAGGCGACCGTCATCCAACTCGCCAAGACGGAGATCCCTGCGCTCGCGGCGCTGCCGCGCGACGCAGGCGCCGCGTACGACGCCGTGGTTGGTCGACTCGAGCGCGACGACGACGATCGAGTGGCCTCTACGAAGAGAGACACGAAGACGTCATGACGCAAGAGCCCATTCTCGAGGAGATCGCGGCCGACGATGGGGATGACTGTGGTCGTCCCTATGTCGCCGAGATCCGCCGCTCACGCGACGAGGTACTCGAGACCCATGGGCACGGTGACCTGGCGCTCTATGAGCGCCTGCTCTCCGACGACCAGGTGCACCCGACCTTCCACCAACGACGCGCAGCAGTGGTATCGCGCGAATGGCGCGTTGAGCCCGGCGGGGCCACTGCGCTGGACGCGATGGCCGCGGACTCCCTTCGCGACCAGCTGACGCACCTCTCGTGGGACCGGACCACCTACCGCATGCTCGCAGCGATCATGTACGGGTTCGGGGTCGCAGAGGCGATGTATGAGCCCGACGGTCTGCGCGTGCGGCTGGCGGGTCTGCGCGTGCGACGTTCGAGGCGGTTCGCCTTCGACCGCACTGCTCGGTTGCGGCTGCGCGACGGCGACTCATACCTCGTATTGCCTGACCAGAAGTTCTGGACCATGACGGTCGGCGCAGAGTCGGATGATGAGCCCTATGGCAAGGGCCTCGGGCACTTCCTCTACTGGCCAGTGTGGTTCAAACGGAACGCGATCCGCTTTTGGGCAGTCTTCATCGAGAAGTTTGCGATGGGAGTCCCGATGGCCGACGTGCCGCCAGGCACAAGCAAGGAGGAGCGCGACAAGATTCTGGGCCTGCTCGAGCACATTCGGGCGGGCGGCAAATTGGTCAAGAGCTCCAACATCGCCATCGAGGTGCTGCAGGCGGTAAAGGACTCGGGCGGGGACTACGAGAGATTCGTGACTCGCATGGACGGGAGCATCGCGAAGGTCGTGCTCACGCAGACCATGACCACAGACGACGGCTCCAGCATGGCTCAGGCAATCGTGCACGAGCGCATGGGCTCTTCCGTCGCCAAATCCGACGCGGATTACCTGTGCGAGAGCTTCATGGTCGGGCCCGCGAAGTGGCTCACGGAGTGGAACTACCCCGGCGCGGCGACTCCGAAGGTCTATCGCGACTTCACCGCACAGGTAGACCTCGCGGCCGCTTCGGCGACTGATGTCGCACTCGCTGGCATCGGGTATCGACCGACGGCGCAGCGCGTGCGCGACGTCTACGGCGAGGGATACGAGTACTCGCCGCCACCTGCCACGCCACCGGCATTCGCGGAATCCAGCACCATTCGCGAGGACGCCAGTCAGTCGACTGCCGACCTGCTGACGAACTGGCGGGATCTGCTCGGTCCCGAAGTCGAGCGCATCGAGGAACTGCTGGGCGAGTGCCACTCTCTCGAGGAGGTGCGCGCACGCCTCGACGAGCTGACTCGCTCCGACCCCGACACGATTACCGAAGCTCTTTCGCGAGCGCTGTTCACTGCGAACGTGACTGGGCAGCTCGACAACAGCGGGAGCTCCACGTGAGCGTCGATCCCTTCTCGGTATCTCCGGAGGAGGCGATCGCCTTCTTTACCGCGAAGGGCTACAAGATCGGTTGGTCGTGGCTCGAGACGCAGAAGGAAGAGCACAGCAAGGCGTTCACGGTCGCCAAGGCGATGCAGCTCGACCTACTCGAGGACATCCGGCGCGCTGTTGGTGATGCGGTGAAGGATGGGCAGACGGTGCGCACGTTCGCGAAGGGTCTCACTCCACTCCTGGTCGCCCGCGGTTGGTGGGGCGAGAAGGAGCAGCTCAACCCGCACACCGGCAAGCTCGAGACCGTCCAGCTCGGGAGCCCGCGCAGGTTGCGCACCATCTTCGAGACGAACCTGCGCACGTCACGCTCGGCGGGTCAGTGGGATCGCATCCAGCGCACGAAGGCAGCTCGCCCGTACCTGCGCTACGTCGCGCACCCGGACGCGCGACCGGAGCACCGCGCGTGGAACAACACCGTCCTCCCGGTCGACGATCCCTGGTGGGGGACGCACATGCCGCCCAACGGCTGGGGATGCCGGTGCAAGGTGCAGCAGCTCAACGACAGCGACGTGCGCCGCTACGGCTTTCACGTGGCCTCCCAAGCGCCAACACGGCCCGGCGATGAGACCGGCATCGGAGCCGGGTGGGCCTACAATCCAGGGGAGCGATCCGGTGCGTCCGCGAGCTTGTAAACGCGTTGCTTGTAAATCCTGTAAATCTGGTGCGATATCGCGCTTGTGGGGATACTTGTTGGAAGGTTTGGCAGTGGGAGTGCGTCAAGTGAACGATTACGCGAGGTTGCGACGCGCGCGCCCTGGATCCCCCGCGATCCCTCCGAACCCGCGTCAGATCCCACGAATCCCCAGGGAAGCCCGGCAAATCCCGCTACTGCCAAACGTTGTGACACAACCCCGGGTTTACTGCCAAACCTGGTGACCGTGCACAGCCGGCCATCGCAGTCTCGACCGGGATCGTGATGCGTCGCTCGACCTCGACCGGGGCGAGCGCGGGCGCGGCCGAGTTGATCTGGACCTGGACGTTCGTGATGTCGGGGATCGCGTCGATCGG